GGGGTTGATTGGCTGTTTGTTCTCGCTGGAGGGGGTGGAGGTACCGGAAGTGCATCTGGCGCCTTACACGGCGTATTTGAGCGTTATTTAAAGTCTGTGAGTGCAGAAGGTTCCGTCGTCTATATAGTTTCACAACCATCCGCTCAGGAGGCTCTAAACTCCACTATCAGCAAGAACGCGGAATCTCTCCTGAAAGATGTTTCAAAGCATACACACATTATCGTTGATAACGAGAGGCAAGTGAAGCTTCTGAGAGGCAAGGTGGGCATGCTAGGCATGTTCCCATTTGCGAATACTGCATTTGCCAAGCTTCTGGCACAAGTCCTCAAATTATCCTCAGAGCAGTCCTCCATTCAATCCTTTGATTCCAAAGACCTAGAGCGTTGCCTTCGCACCAAGAAGAGGACATTTATTGGTTCGACCATTATCCGAGACCCAAAAGATCCAAACTTGGGAGCATCGATATTTCAGAACTGTTTAAACCGGTCTCCATGTCCATTGCCGAAAGGCAAGCCGACCACAGGGTCGATGTTACTGGTTGTAACCTCAGAGATGGCCAACGACCCTGAGATCAGCAAGCATTTGGATGCCGCCATTTCATATGTCGGGGGAAGAACAGATACATTGTTTGCGGGCGTATATGTAAAAGAAAATCTCCCGGGCCTCGTCGCCATATTGACAATGAACGGCCTAGATTAAAAATTTAACTGTTTCGGATTCCGCTTTTACGGAGCAACGCCCAAAAACACCAACCTGCAAAAAATACCGCCGGCGTTTTTTGAGATTTTCACTTTTTTAAAAATTAAAACTATTTATTATAACCATTGGAGGAATAATGGGTATAAAAAGAAGAATACTTCACAGTTCTAAATATAGACATCTCAAGGCAGCTAGATTTCCACACACAGTAGAAAAACCTGTCCCACTAGTCGAAAACTCTCAGGTAAAGCTCGAACCGACCCCCGAGACTCAGGCCCCTGTTCTCGTCACCGCGCCCGAGACCGAGGAAGTGGTGCTCGAAACCCCCACACCTGAGCCCCCCGCGACTAAAAAGCGAAAAGTCACTAAAGCCAAGACGAAATCGGCAACCAAGAAAAAAACAACTGCCAAAAAGACATCTGGCAAGCCCCGAGCTACGAAGAAAGTCAAAACTGCCTAGGCAATCCGCTGTTATAAAGCTTTTGTAAATCCGGTGCTTTGTTCCATGGGAAACTACTTACTGTTGAAGATATCACAGTAGGGAGGATCGACTCATGGCGAGCACGATTGAAAGTTCAACACTGAAGGTTACATTAACGGAAAGAATCGTTCTGAACGGAAGAGATCAGGGCGCCATTAATGAGCTATCGGTAAGCGGCATAAATGAAGTCTCAAAAAGAATTATAACTGTTACAACTACTGAGTCTGTAATAGCCACATTTAGTAATGCCGTTGCTTCAGCCGGCCACTATGTCGACACTGATGTTAGATATATAAGATTCACCAATAAAGATGATACAAATTTTATTACATTAACATTTAGAAATCAAGATAATGATGAGGCAGCTATTAAGCTTGATGCAGGACAATCTTTTATATGGAATGGCGACAATGCTAATGGCATGCGCGCTGTTTTCAATGCAACTCAAGATGCTGATGCTGCTTCTTCTACAAATTTCGGAAGTCTAACAAATATTCAAGCTGATGCAGACACTGATTCTTGCGATTTAGAAGTGTTTATAGCGAGTGTATAGGGGGATAGTATAGATGTCATTACCAAAGTTATCCCCAGCCTCCACTACTAGCGCTATTGTTTTAACAGCCACGGGGAGCACCGGCACCAGCAACAAAGGCGCCGGCTACACAGGGCATTACCCTTTTGGAATATACTCCGACACAGACTCACTCCTATATGACGCCAATTTTGTCAACGGAGCCTCAGATCAAGTAGCTTACACATACAAGAAGTTAGGTGGCGATGTCCTTGATATAGAACTAACCACCGGCAATATTTATGCGGCCTACGAAGAGGCAGTTTTAGAATATTCCTATCAAATTAACATTCATCAGGCGAAAAACGTTCTCTCAGACCTTCTCGGGATGTCAACTGGCACCTTTGATCATGATGGACAGATGATTGGTGGAGATGCGAAGGGCATCGCGGTTAATCTTTCTTTTCCAAGATTTGAATTTGGGTATGCACAGAGGGTTGCCAATGGTTTGGCAGCCGAAGCTGGTATTGGTGGAGATTTGACCATGTATTCCGCGTCTTTTGGCCTCAAAGGTGGCCAGCAAGATTACGATTTGCAATCTGTAATATCTAGTTCCGCGGCAACCACAGAACCCGCGACGGAAGAGACGCCCCCTTACGCGGATGATGTCGGCAATAAAAAAGTTAAAATTCATAGAGTTTTTTATAAAACCCCAGAGGCAATTTGGAGGTTCTACGGCTATTATGGTGGGCTTAATGTCGTAGGAAACTTAAATCATTATGGCCAGTATGCGGATGATACAACTTTCGAGTTAATTCCGGCTTGGCACAATAAGCTTCAAGCTTTGGCGTATGAAGATCATTTATTTACGAGGCTGTCTCACTATTCCTATGAAATACGAAATAACAAATTAAGAATTTATCCAATTCCTGATGGCGATTCCCCACAGCACATGTGGGTTGAGTTCACTGTCAACAAGAATCCATGGGAAGAAGAGGAAAATAGGCAAGACGGGGCCACTGGTGTAAATAACATGAATACGTTGCCGTTCGAAAACGTACCGTATAAAAATATTAATGCAATTGGAAAACAGTGGATTAGGAGATATGCGCTAGCGCTAAGTAAAGAGACTTTATCACATGTCAGAGGCAAGTTTAGTACCATACCCATCCCCGGTGAAACGGTCACCCTGAACGCGGGCCAGTTGGCGCAGGAATCTGCCACGGAACAAGAAAGGCTCAAGGCTGAACTCAAAGAAATACTGGATCAGATGACCTATAGGGCACTTATGGAGGACGATGCAAAACTGGTGACTGCCGTCGGTACGATCCAAGAAGAAATTCCACTGTTGATTTACCAAGGATAAACTAAATTATGTCTCACGATGAAGATACAAAATGGTCACAACCACAAGAGCCACCACCGCCTTTATTTTTGGGAAAAAAGGAGCGGGATCTTGTTAAGCAGGTTAATGACGAGCTTATTGAGAGGGTTATCGGACAAACGATTGTATATTATCCTATAGACTTAGAAAGAACCAATTACCACCCCTTGTACGGCGAGGCAATTGAAAAGACATTTTTGCCACCCGTTAAAGTCAATGCACTCATCGATTGGGGAGGCCTCAGCACGGAATACGAGCAAAACTTAGCTGTAGGAAAGACTTCTGACATTACTATTCATTTTCATAAAAGGCGTTTGATAGAGGATCAAAATCTTTTTGTCCGAGAGGGCGATTTTATACAATATGGAGATATTCTATATGAAATTACCGCACTGTCAGAGCCACAACGACTATTCGGACAAATAGAGCACCGGATGGAAATATCAGCTACATGTACCAGAGCAAGGGAGGGCTTATTCGATGCCTCATAACGGAGCAACAAGAGATATTACAATGATGCCCTCGACCATCGAGACAATCGACGCTGCAATGTTTGAATGGCTCGATGAAACACTAAATATTCATACAACTACCAACAAGGGATGGAAAAAAGTACCTGTGCTATGGTTAGCCCCCGAGCGAGGGCACCAGATCAAAGAGGAAAAGGAAGTGAGAGATCGGAATGGAATTATTAAGTTGCCACTGATTACCCTTAATCGGACTTCTATGCTGAAGGATCCAGCTATGAAAGGTGTCGCGTGGGCACATATTCCACACATGTCCGATCCCAAGGGCGGCGCTGTTACTGTTGCTAGAAGAATAGGGCAAGTTAAAACATCTAATTTTAAAAATGCCTATTCTTTTAGGAAACATGGCGACTTTAACTTCCCTAGTACCAAGAAGCTGACTGTTTATGAAACAATTTCGATGCCAATCCCAACATATATTAACGCGATGTATAGTATTACTCTAAAGGGTGAATACCAACAGCAGATCAATGAGCTTGCAACACCATTCATCACGAAAACCGGCCAGATTAATAACTTTTTCATATCCAAAGAAGGACACCGGTTCGAGGGCTTTATACAAAATGATTTTAATACGTCTAACAACGTTACAAATATGGCAGTAGATGAAAGATTATACGAAACAACGGTTTCTGTCAGAATCTTAGCCTATTTATTGGGAGAAGGCAAGAACGCAGAAAGACCAAAAGTGGCTATTCGTGAAAACGCCGTACAAGTTGTTCAGGTACGAGAAAGAGCCGCGATAGGGGACGCAACTGACACTTTGGATGTAATTAATACAGATTTGTTGTCTAAGGATGGCTTTTATCGCGAGTAAAAAGATTTTTCAAAGAATAAAATACTATTTATCTTAGTAGCGGTTTTAAGGAGAAATGTAAACATGGCAGCTAAAAAATTTAAGTTTATCTCCCCGGGTATTTATACTAACGAGGTGGACGAATCAATTATTGAGTCCACACCCCCGGTGATGGGTCCAATTATAATCGGAAGAACTCGGCGGGGCCCCGCGATGCGCCCCATCACAGTTCAAAATTACCAAGAATTTGTCGAGGTCTTCGGGGATCCCGTTCCGGGCCCGGAAGGGACAGACGTGTGGAGATCTGATACACCAACAGGGCCGACATATGCCGCCTTTGCTGCCAAAGCATGGTTGAATGCCGACGCTTCACCAGCCACAATCGTTCGATTGTTGGGCGAAGAAAACATATCCAGAACCTCCGCCGGCACACTGGCCGGCTGGAAGACTACCAAAGGTGCTAAAGCCGATATTACCGTCGACCGTGACGATTCGTCGACTTCGGGCTCCAGCGTCGGAGGCGCCTTTGGCCTGTGGGTTTTCGATTCCGGATCTACCCCCGGAGATGCCACCACTCTTGCCGGCGACGGAACACACGCATCCGGAACACTCGCTGCCGTTTGGTATTGTGATTCGGGATCCCTTGTGATGTTGAAAGGCACCGCCAGAGACGGAACAGCAGCCTGTACAGGGACTTGTGTATTTATTGCAAGTGATGCGGCGGACAACAATTTCACCGTTTTATTGAAGAACTACAACGTGGGGGATACACTGGTCTCATCGAAAGAATTTAATTTTGATTTTGACGAAAACGGCGGCCGCTACATCCGTGATGTGTTCAACACAAACCCGGTCTTGACAAACTCTGATGTTGTTAACAACGTTTCTGAGCAGAAAAATAGATACTGGCTTGGTGAAACTTTCGACCGACGCGTGAAAGAAAACACCACATCTACCGACACCCAGTTTGGCGTTATACTTCCAATGATCAGTGGGTCTGTTAGTTGGATGAATCGTCAAAACAACTTTGTAAACCCAAAAACAGGCTGGTTTATCTCACAAGATTTCGGTTCTTACCCAAATTACGATCCTCCGAATACTGTTTCCCGCCTGTTTAGGTTTGTGTCTCGTGATCACGGATCTGATGGCCACAATTTTAAGATTGCTATTGAAGATATTAAAGCCTCTCCAAACGCAACAACACCATATGGTTCTTTTACGGTTGCTGTTTACCCAGTGAGCGCATACGATACCAGTGCCAATAGCGCCGTCTTGGAAAGATTCACAAATTGTAATATGAATCCAAATTCAGTGAATTATGTTGCAAGAAGGGTCGGAGATAAATATGTTTCATGGGATTATGATCTAGACCCGGAAAGAAATCAAGAAATTGGCCAATACGATAACAAGTCACATTATGTTCGGATTGAAATGAATCCGGAATTGGATCTCCACTTGAATATGGCTGCTTTGCCCTTCGGAGTAACCGGCCCCATAATTCCGGAGGGAGTATACTGGGTTAGTGGCGCACAAACCGACGCGGTTGATGGTTATGGAGGGTCCGGTAGTGTTTTCACAGAAGTCCCCGTGCCAAAAGGTGGCACCTATACTCATGGCGACTACGGCGCCGCCTACTCGACTTTCTTGACTGGGGGATCGGTTTTCGCTGCACCGTTCTCGACTCACCCATATGGCGCAAACCGAAATCTTCTTGCCAATGGCACCACGGCCGAAGTCGCAATCGCCTGTTCGGCCGCCTTCTTTTACAATGGGCCGTCTCTACGGTCCAGTTCATTCGATGGCCCCAGTGGTGGCCCCGGCAAAGACGCGTATTTCGGTGTTTCTGCAACGAAAACAAAGAACGTCAGGACTTTTGACCGCGGTTTCACCGATTATCTGCGAGGCCTCCCATTTGATTCGACCGTTGCTGGCCGATTCGAAGAAACGACGGGGCTACCTAAAGACACAGCATTTTCGTGGGTATTTAGTTTAGATGATATACAGATCAAGGCCGCAACCGGCGAAGGCGTCTGGTGTTCGGGTTCTAGGAAAAATGGTTCGAGTGTTACGGCCGTGAGTTCAAGTTATAAAAAGATTCTTGACAGCCATAATAAATTTTGGACTTGCATGGCCGGCGGACATGATGGATTTGATATAACAGAGGCTGAGCCTTTCCGAAATTCTCAATGGACTGCTGGTACCACGACCAAACTCGATCACTATGCTTGGAACACCGTAAATCGAGCGACCGACAGCGTTTCTGACAAGGATGTTGTGGAATGTAACTTGATTACTGTTCCGGGTATCATAAATAATGATTTGACAGACAAGGTTATGAAAGTAGCCGAAGATCGCGGCGATGCGTTGGCCATC